CTAGTGCATCACGCCATTGTCTTGCAATAGTAGGATGTGGACAAGTTTGATGTTCCATTCCATGCTTCTTACCGGTTGCTGTGCCAATTGCAAATATGCCATCCGGATGTTGTAACAGTTGATCTAAAAATATAAGGTCCCATGCAGGTGTAATAAACTCTGCATCGTCACCAACCATTTTGTACATTTTACTGTGTTCACTTTCAGCCAACACATTCCAACTCATCACTGTGCTTCTGTCTGGGCCTATATCAACATCACGTAAGTTGTGTTTTTTGTATTGATCTAAAGTTGGATCATCGTTATTGAGATAAAATTTTACTTTAATTTTGTCTGGCCACTTGGCAGTGTCATATGCAGATTGTTCCATTCGTTTTGCAAGATCAGGACGACCTCTGCTTGGGCAACATATGGTTATATTAGTTTCTTTGTCCATGTGGCTGGTGTATGCTCGTTATCAATTTCTATAGGCAAAGAATAGTTAAATTTTCTTATGCCTCTGGTTCTAATGTATTGTAACGTATTTTGTATGCCTTCTGCAATAGAAACTTTGGTTTTGTAATTAAAGTATTTTCTAATTTTGTCAGACGAGCAAGTTGCGTACTTTACTTCTTTGGGTCTACCCGGCATATATTCATGTTCACCATTGTAGCCAGTTGCGTTGGCTGTGATGTTGGCAAGTTCATTGATGGTAACATAATCTTCGTCTGGCCCTATGTTGAATATTTCACCTACAGCAGAATCATCGAAACATACTTTGTCAAATACTTGCAGTGTGTCATCTATGTATGAGAAGCATCTTTTTTGTTCACCGTCACCATATATTATACAAGGTTTGCCTTGTAAGTTTCTATGTAAGAATATTGATACCACATTTCTAAAAGGATCATCGTATACTTGATTTGGCCCATAGATATTGTGTGGCACAACAATAGTCCAATCAATACCATTCACTTCGCACAAGCATTTTACTGTGTCTTCAGCGGCCACTTTGGCAATGCCATATGGATCTTCTGGTGCTGGTTTCATATCTTCAGTAAACGGTGGTTCTTGCTGGCCATAACGTGCCATGGAACTTAGGTATACAAAGCGAGTGATCTTGTGCTTAATCGATGCTGATAACACGTTTACGGTAGCATCAAATGTGTTTCTTGTAACAAGCACAGGCGATACTACACTTAATCCTTCGTATGCTGTGCAGGCCGCATGAATTACTAATTCAAATTTTTCTTTCGCAAACAACTGATCTAATGCTGATTGGTCGCAACAATCTATTCTTAGTGTTTGTACTTCTGTGAGATTATCGTCATATCCACCAACACCGTTATCTACCCCAATTACTGTGTGTCCTTGATTGTGATATCTTTTGGCAAGATGTGATCCTACAAATCCTAAAGATCCTGTTACTAGAATTTTCATTCATAAACTCCGATAGATCCAATTTTGTTTTTTGTAGATCCTAACACTTCTTCAACTGCTTTTTGCACTCCTGTATTTTTATGGAAAAAATCATGGAATACAATTTTACCTTCTGCTACTGTTGATAATTTTTGGGTTAATATTTTCATCCATTCGTATGTGTGATTAGCATCTACGAAAATTAAATCATATTTGTTATTATCAGATAGAATAAAATTAATTGCATCTGCAACTTCGTATTTTATTTTTACATCTGGTGTTTGTTTTTGCACATTGGCTTTTGTTTTATTGATATTTTCTTCAAATACATCCAACGTTGTGATGGTGCCTTTGTTCCCAGCGTCTTTTATCGCCTGGGTCATGATGGTTGTTGACAATCCGTGATAACATCCTAGTTCTAATATGTTGTTTGAATTGTATGCACACTCATATAGATAGTGTGCTTCTATAGGTTGTAACCAACCATCGATATCTGATTTAATTACGCCGTGGTGTGTTGGTAGGTGCAACAAGTTTTCATGATACTCATTTAACATAGATACAGTCTCTAGTCACTTTCACTGCTCTTTGATATCCAAGTTCTACTAATAATTCATGACTGTCATTTTTTGTGTACCCATATGCTTCTGAATTAAGGACACATCTTTCTATTACAATCACAGGCGAACAACGTTCTAATGTTTTTCTTGCTCCGTTGAGTACAGGAATTTCAAGACCTTCTACATCTATCTTTAAGACATCGATAATTTCATAGTTGTGTTCATCCATTGTTTTCAAAATAATGTCACCATTATCTTCAGGCCATACTCTTGTTGATCCTAGATGATTATCTATAGCAACTGCTAGCTTACCTTTGCCTGGTTTGTCTGCAAGTCCATATTCGTTGAGAGTGATGTTTGATTTGTTTTTGGTGTTTGTTTTAAAACATTCTATATTGTAATCAGCAGGTTCAAATGCAGTGACGTTCTCAAAAATATCAGCATAGTGATTTGCCCATCTTCCAACGTTGCCGCCAACATCTATCATGTGTGTTCTTCCGTTGGTTCGTTTTAAAACTTCTTCATGTATTTTGTTGTCATGTTCTTTTACATTGCCGCCAACATGGTGCACCGGATCGTCTCCGTCCGGAATATAATAACCGTCTTCTAACAGTTTCATCTTAATTTTGTTTCCATTACGTTCATCTTAGGTATCCAACCCAATGACCGCAGTTTGGTTGAAGGAAGTACATTTGATTCTAATTCAAAATCTTCACCATCTGTGACTGGTACATCGAATCCATTTTTTGCAACCAATTGGTCAACTTTAAATGCAATACCACAACCACATTCAAATACACCTTTTTCTATAGGATGATCGATCACTGTTTGTATTGCACTTACAACATCCGACACATGCACAAAATCTCTAGTGTGTGTTGTTGCATATTCCACAATGCCTAATTTAATTTTTGATATTAACATTGTGTCTCTTGCTCCATCTCCCCACACAGTAGAAAAACGTAAGCCTACGGATTTTTTAGGTGCTATAAATTCATCCACATATTTTGATAGTGCATATGGATTCTTGTGCCATTCTAAACAAGCCGACGATGATGCATAAATTACTCTAATATTGTACTTCTCACATTCATTAAACACTGTTCCACACTTCACAACATTTTCGTTCCAGTATAAATCTGGTTTAGTAAAACTTTCTCTTATATCGGCTTTTGCCGCCAAATGAATACACAAATCGGAGTTTGGTTGTATTTTGAAATTTGCAATGTCTTTGTTTATTAACAAATCCCAGCAGTCTACAGTATGTCCGCCTGCTTCCAAATGATTCCGTAAATGTGTTCCGATAAAACCGTGTGATCCTGTGAGTGTGATGTGCATATGTCTATATATAGAAGTCCCTGTTTGACGTTAATGATTCTTGATTGTTAACTTTTACTGCTCGTGGCGTTACTACCTGTATATTACAGTATAAATCTTTTACAAACATGTCAGCGGCAGTCAATCCTTCTTCATATGCTCCACGAATTAATCGTTTAGCAGTTTCCGGCTTCACCACATAGCCGTATGTACCTTGCAGTTGTTGTTGTCCTTTTCGATAGTGTTCTAATTTTTCAACATTTGATTCTTTATCTAGATCTGGATCTGGATCAACAAATCGATGTTTGTCTAGATGTAGCAGTTGATCAAACGGTGTTTTCCATGTGTCTGATACCACAACAGAATCGTGTTCTAGTATCACAACTGTTTCGTCTAGTTCTACACACTTTTTCCACATTTCCAAATGTGAAATCATACAACCTCTAACACCGCCTTTGTTCCATTTTATTTTGTATAACTTTGGCCCGGGAAAATATGGTTTTAAATTTTCTCGTTTGATGTATTCGTCTGCACGTGAAGGTGTGTATCCTTCAAACATCTCAGCATCCAGTCCATATGCTTTAGCACTGATCATTGCATCAATAGCTGGCTGATGTGTGCTTTCAACTTCTCTTAAAAATAATACAAATGCTTTCATTTTTTAATAATAGATCCATGCACTCTTACTCTGATGTGACCGTTGTAGTAATCATCTGATTCCAGCACACCTCTAGCAAACTGTTCTTTGGCTTCAATATAATTGCATTCACCTTTTGATTTACACAAATGTAATATTTCTCTTGTAAACTTTTCTTTGCCAAGTTTGTCAACATCTTCAGTCAACAAATCACTTGAACCATAATAGTCTTGCCAATCACTTTCTACTGTGTGTCTGCGTTTATTTTTTTTACCTTTAAGCGGTGGTCTTGATCTTTTAAATCTTGCTAATTTTTTACCCACATACATTCTGCCTGTTGTGATGTTGGTTATGAGATACACAAATCCAACACACTCCTCTGGTAATGTCTCTAACGGCTTGCCTTGATATGTCCAATTGACTTTTTGCATATGTTATACTATTATATACTATATGCATGATGCCACACAACCAGTAATCGATAGTATTCTCCAGTGGATGGAAAAGTTTGTAGAAACTCCAC